AGGCGGATGGCACGTTTTAATGATTATGGGTGGTGTAGGTGCAGCTTTTGGTGGTTTAGTTGGCTGGGCATTTGAGCACTTCTCAGGTAAATAAGATGGCAAAAAAAGCTCCTGTATTAGCAGTAGGTAGAGGTGAGAAACTCCCCGTTTCTAAGGGCGCAGGTCTTACAGCCAAAGGCCGTGCAAAGTATAATGCAGCTACTGGCTCTAACTTAAAAGCACCAGCACCCAACCCTAAAACAAAGAAAGACGCAGGTAGACGTAAGTCCTTTTGTGCCCGCATGGTAGGGGTTGAAGGACCTATGAAAGATGAAAACGGCAAGCCGACACGCAAAGCGGCTTCTTTAAAACGGTGGAACTGCGGTGCCTAGTGTATCCCGTGCGCAGCATAATTTAATGGCGATGGTTGCAAACAATCCAAAAGCAGCTAAACGCGTAGGTATTTCAAAATCAACAGGTGAAGAATTTATGAAAGCAGATAAAGGTAAAAAGTTTGGTAAAGGTGGTTTAGACTCAATCTTCAAAGGTAAAGAATCATACAGCGAAGAATTGAAAGAAGGCAAAGCCATTAAGTCAGGTAAGATTACCCCACAGCAATATGCTAAAGGTGAGAAGATGGAAAAAACTAAAATGAATAAAGGTGACAAAGCACCGCCTAAAGCAATGGATATGGGTTCAATGGGTATGAAAAAAGGCGGTACTGCTAAGTGTATGGCTAAAGGCGGTGCGGTTAAAGCTGATGGTAAAGCCATTCGTGGTAAGACTAAAGGACGGTTTGTATAATGCAAACCAAAGACTATCCGGCTAAAGGCTTCCCAGCGTACCCTAACGCTAAGGGTACAAAACCCATGAAAACAAAGAAAAAACAATAGGTTATTCTATGTCATCAGTCGAAGATTTTTTGGCATCAGCTAATATAGCAAAAGCTACTCCAATGGAGAAAAGCATAGCTAATGCTATCGTTAAGGAAAAGCTTAAAAATTCTAATTATGCTGTGCCTGACAAAGCAACAATAGACGGGTGGATAAGCCATTTTGTGCCAGGTATTAAATCAGAGTATGAGAAATATTTTGACGCCTTAATTGCTGCGGCAAAAGCTGAGGGCGACCCCGACGCTATAGCAGAGCACGTCGCACAAAAAGCAGTGTGGCAAAATTGGTCCTCGCAAAACCCAAGTTTACAGCGTGTAGACTTAAGTAAATCAGGTGGTAAATCACTAGCAGAGTTAAACGCACAAGCCGACTCAGTTAAAAAACTACTTGAAGATCAAACTAAAGTCATTACCGATGCGACAGCTAAGACAACAAGTGTAGCTGACTCACTTAGTGGAGTAGATAAGACACTATCTAAAGACACTAAATCGTATAACGCGGCGCAGAAGAATGTAGCAAAAGCGCAAAAATATCTTGATACTGTAAGTGCAGCTGCTAGACCAAACGCAAACTATATAAAGGCGGGTCAAAAAAACCTGGGTACCGCACAGGAAAAACTGTACGGTGTTAACGGCACGATAGATAAACCCGCAGAAGGTAGTCTAGCAGCAAAATATGCTAGTGGTAAAGCAAACCAACAGGTGCTGTCACAGACTAAAAAAACTGGGTTATCTGATTTACAGAAAGCTATTTACTCGTCTTTAGATACATATGTAAATAAAGGGTTTACACCATACAGCAATTTTTTAACTAACACACCCACAGTAGACGCTTCAGGTAAGGCGCTTGATGCAAATGCAGAAGCGGTTAAAAAATATGTAGAAGAGTATAAAAAAACAGGCAACATACCTAACGGCATAGATACAGCCGTTGTGGGTCAAGTGATGACTGAAATTGATAAGTACAATCAGCAAAAAGCAACAGATGACGCCGCCGCTGCCGCTGCTGCTAGAGCTAAAAACAATGTAGCTGACATAACTAAAACACGTGGCGATATATCAAACTATAACGCCTTACTTGCTGAGGCAGCTAAAAAAGCGCCTGTTGTCGCGGCGCCTACGCTTGATGTACTAAGCAAAATGAAAGAAGTAAAAGGTGAAACAACACCACGTATGGGGCTACCTGAGCTTACAAAATATGTTGGTGGTTCGCAACCCGCACTAGGTACTTCAGCAGCACCGACTTTAACTAAGCACGCTCCCGTTTCTTATGCACCTCCAACCCCACCAGTCACTCAAAAAAGCACAGTGCCACAGCTTGGTTTGAATCTATCTAACGATTACAACACACGTAATATTCAACAAGACTTAGCGGCGCAACAGCAGATAAAAAACCCAGGCACTTATGCGACAGGGCAGTTTGATCCGTTCTATAGCTCCTATGTAGATGCAGCTAGTAGATGGTCACAGCCAGATGCCGCGTTTAGGCCTGCCCCACCTTCTGTGGGTCTTGGATTTCAAAATATGTTTGACCCAACTTATGTGCCTACAACTACCCCTCCTGTCACAGCCGCCGCCGCTGGGGGCTATTTAGACGCTCAATCAGTAGGGCAAAATAATCAAGCGCTACAGATGCAACAACCGCAGCAACAGAACAACCAGCTAGGTTTAGCTTCTATCCCTAATATGTCGCAATACACTAATTACACAAACAACCCAGGTATGACGTCACCTACGCAAAATACAGATGATGGTGGTATAGGTGGTATATCTGTTCTAGGGCAAACTAACCCAGTGTGGTAACAATGGCTACATCAGGAACAACTATATTTAACCCAGACCTATCTGAGATATTCGAAGAAGCTTTTGAGCGGCTTGGGTACGATAGAAACGGTATGCCCTTTGAAATGCGTACAGGGTATGACTTAAAAACAGCGCGAAGAAGCCTTAACTTATTGCTTGCAGAGTGGGCAAACAGAGGTATTAATCTTTGGACAGTAGACTCAGGTGAAATTCCTTTAATTGCTAACCAAGCGACTTACCCTTTACCAGATGATACCGTTGATGTAGTAGATCATGTTATTCGCCAGTATGATGGCACACAAAACCAAACGGATATTACGATTAACCGTATCTCTGTCATAACGTACTCGACAATCCCAAACAAGTTAACGACTGGTCGCCCTATTCAGGTGTATGTAGATAGAAAGACTACAACTCCCACAATTACAGTGTGGCCTCTACCCCAGACATCAGACACTTATACGTTTGTGTACTGGCGACTACGCAGGATGGACGATGCGGGATCACCTGCAACTAATACAGTTGATATTCCATTTAGGTTCTATGAGGCGTTGATCGCGGGTCTTGCGGCTAAGTTAGCACTTAAAAAAGCACCCGAGAGTATTACTATGCTCAAAGCGCTAGCTGATGAAGCGTTTGATTTAGCGGCGGCTGAAGATCGTGACCGGTCACCAATTCGTATGGTACCTAGATTTACGGACTATAGATAATGGCTGTTCCTTATGCTAGAGGGCGCAAATCATTCGGTTTCTGCGATAGGTGTGGTTTTCGTTGTAAGCTTGATAAGATGCGTAAACTGGTCATTAAAGGTGATTTAGTTGATATTAAGGTGTGCGAAGAATGCTTTGAACAAGACCAACCACAGCTTCATGTAGGTGAGCAACCAATGTGGGATCCGCAGGCATTGCAATTTCCACGTCCAGATAATACTATACCAACAACGAGAGGGTTATTTGGCTGGAGTCCAGCCGCTTCTCAAACTATACAATCCACGCTAAATAGCGTAACTATCGGAGGCTAACATGGCATTGCCAGACCCAAGATTAAGAATTCCACCTACGAAAACTACAGGGCAACCTGCACCGCAACAAAATGTGAACACACCTAAAGCCCCTATGAACCCAAATGTTTCGCCATTAGCAACGCCAGGTATGCAACCTCAACAACCACAACAGCAGGTACCTCAAATGAAAAAAGGTGGCAGTGTTAAGTGTATGAAAGCTGGCGGTGTTGTGTCAGCAGATATGAAAAAGTCAGGGCGTAATGTAGCTCGTGTAGCTAACCAAAAAAGTGGCAAGTCTGTCAAAGTTGGTAATACTCCTGTGGTAAAAGGTGGCAGTGTTATCGGTAAAACTAAACGCGGATATGGAGCAGCTAGACGTGGATAAAGTTAAATTTGATAGTATTAAACCCGTTCCTGTTCCTAAAGCTAATGGGTACCAAGATCAAATGAAAGGAGTGAAAACTTCCGGTGTTAAAATTCGTGGGGCTGGCGCGGCTAAAAAAGGCTTCACCGCTAGAGGTCCACAAGGCTAAGGAGTTTCCTTTGAACTACACACAGCTAAGCGCCGCGCTTGTCGCGTACACAGAAAATACAGGTCAGGATTTCGCTGATAACATACCTACATTCGTACAGCAGGCGGAAAAACGCATCTATAACACAGTGCAAATACCCGCGCTTCGTAAGAACATGATAGGCACAGCAACTATGAATAACAAGTATTTATCAGCGCCTAATGATTTTATTTCAGTGTATAGCATGGCTGTTGTATATGGAGCTGGCGAATATCAGTACGCACTTGATAAAGACGTTAACTTTATTCGCGCCGCATACCCAACACCTAACGCAACAGGTACACCAAAGTATTATGCTATTTTCGGCCCTCAGTCTGATAACGCAACTGAGCTATCATTTATTTTAGGGCCTACGCCAGACGATGATTATCAGGTTGAATTACATTACTTTTACTACCCAGAATCTATCGTTACAGCGGGTAATACATGGCTCGGTGATAACTTTGATCCCGTACTTCTTTATGGCGCACTTGTTGAGGCGTACACCTATATGAAAGGCGAAGCAGAGTTACTTTCTCAATATAGTCAAAAATACATAGAAGCCCTATCTATCCTAAAACAATTGGGCGACGGTAAACAACGTCAAGACGCATACCGATCAGGTCAAACTAGAGTTGCGGTGAGGTAGATATGATTACTCAATGCTTATGCAATAGCTTTCGAGAAGAGCTGTTTCAAGGAGTCCATAACTTTTCTGCTATCAGTGGTGATGTTTTTAAAATAGCCCTTTATACTGACGTAGCTCAAATTGGAGCTACTACAACGGTATATACCACGACAGGGCAAGTTGTAGCTACTGGATATACCGCTGGTGGTAAAACACTTACTGGGCAGTCAATAACGGTAGCTCAACCTCAAACAGGACCTCAGACGTATATTACGTTCGATAACGCGGAATGGACTGGTACAAATATAGTAGCGCGGGGCGCTTTGATTTATAATAGCTCGCAATCAAATAAAGCGGTTTTGGTTCTTAATTTTGGGCTTGATGTATCTGCAACTGACGGGGTTTTCACGATTACTATGCCCGTAGCAGCTCCAAATACAGCTTTAATATGTTTTTCATAAATAGGTATTAATATGCACTCAGAAAAAGTAGATGCACAAGACTCAGCCGGTGTAACCCTCATCCGAGGTGGAAAAGCTGACGAGCAAATTCAAATTACAGGTCATTATGATGTTAAATGTCTTGATGTTGACGGTAATGTGAAGTGGGAAGATGCTATTAAAAACTTAGTAGTGACTGTGGGTAAGAATGATTTACTTACTCAGTATTTTAAAGGGGCTGCTTATACAGCAGCTTGGTATATGGGGCTAGTTGACGGTGCATCTTCGCCTACTTATGCGGCTGGGGATACTTTAGCTTCTCATGCGGGATGGACTGAAAGTACAGCTTACTCAGGGTCTAACCGTATTACCACTACATTTGGTACAGCTTCTGCGGGTTCACTGACTTCTAATTCGGCATCCTTTAGCATTAATGCTTCAGCTACTATTGCAGGGGCTTTGATGTGTCAAACTCAAGTACGAGCTACAACAACAGGCGTTTTGTATTCAGCAGGTAACTTTACTGGCGGAAACCGCACGGTAGTATCTGGAGATACAATCGTAGTTACATACACAGCAAGTGCATAGGTGAAACATGGCTTTAGTTTTAGCAGATAGAGTTAAAGAGACAACAACTTCTACAGGCACTACCGCTATTACTTTAGCTGGTGCAGCTACAGGTTATCAAACATTTTCTTCAGCAGTAGGTAATGCAAACACCACTTATTACACCATAGCAGACCAAACAGGCGCTAATTGGGAAGTAGGTATCGGTACTTACACATCGTCTGGGAATACACTAAGTCGAGATACAATATTAGCATCAAGCAATGCGGGTAGTTTAGTTACGTTCACTGCTGGTACTAAAGATGTATTTGTTACGTATCCTGCTGAACGTGCATTATATACTGGTGGACCTTTAGGCACGCCTTCTAGTGGCACATTAACTAATGCGACTGGATATACTTATGCAAATCTGAGTGGTACAGTTCCTACATGGAATCAAAACACAACAGGCACAGCCGCAGG